CCCTGCTTTTTTAAGTCGATCATGTTTTTAAAAGTATATTGAGATTTTATTACCTCAATATCTCCAATAAATTGCTGATATTCTAAAGGCTCAGAAAATGCTGTGTAACCTCTAGACAGTTTATTGGCTATATTAGGATTTAAAATAGGCTGACCTTTTTCGTCAAGTTGACGATTTGGGTTTAGATAATTTAATGTTCTGTCTATATATGGCGTAAGAAATGTTTCCATTTTTTCTGCGCCTGCCGTAGCTTTTGATTGTTCTATTGCTCTATCAATTTGAGAAACTTTCATATTTGTTAGCTGCGGATCAATAAGGGGCTGACCAGTTGTTGGGTTTATTGTCATTCCTCTCTTTATTTCATTTTCGCGCATTTTTTCGAGCTCTGTCATAGACATTTGATTAAGCAAAGACGAATCCATACTTTGTTGAGATGTACCGTAAAGATTAATCAACATCTGCCTCTGAGCTGAAGCCGCTTGGCGCTTACGCTCCATGTCGGCACGCTCTCTAAAGCCTGCTAGTGTTCCAGTAAATGCTTCGCCTTCCTTGCCTTGCAGCGCCATGCCTGCATCTTTAATCGCGGCAAATGCAAGCATCCTTCTTTGGTTTTTGCTTAAATTTTCAAACGGGTCTTGTGATATAGATTGGTCAAGCAAGCTCATCGTAGCGCTTGGCGCGGTTACGGCTGTTTCTTTTTCTGGCGTTACCGGAGGGCTTACCTGACCTGCAAGCCTTATGTTTCCCCCTATGCCAAGTGCCGTTAAGGCATCTGCCGTAATACCTTCTGAGCCAATGACTGGGTCGCTTGGCATTGGGCTAGTTAAAATTCTGTCTGCCTGATTGACTACCGCCCCCTCTCCCATAGGCATTGATGGGACACCGTAGTCCATAGAGTTTCTTACCAACTGATCCGCCGGAGATCCTGTAGTCATGCTCATCTTCTGCAAGTCTGCCGGCGTGGCTTCGTCGCCTGCCATAGCATCTATGAGGCCAAATCTGTCTATGTCTTCTTGTGTTAGTCTATATGCCATTTTAATTTCCTACCTAAAAAATCCTAGTGGGTTAGGGTTAAAAGGATTAAAAAAAGAGTTGGGGAAGCCCATAGCCAAACTGCCTGCGGCGCTCATTACAGGCCCAAGCCCACTAGTTCGCTGTGTAGTCGTGCCGTAGCCTTCTGGTATAGCTCCTGCCGCACCAGTTAGCACGCCAAACTGGGTAAGTGGGTAGTTTTGTTGCGCCATAAAGTCTTGGAACTGAGCATCAAGCCCTGCTTGGCCAAGCGCCCTCTGGGATTCGCCTGCCGCAGTTTGTGCGCCAAGTCCTGCAAGCGAGCTCTGTAACTGTTGACCTGCAACCGAGCCAAGTCCGGCAGCCCCCATACCTCGGACCCTTGCGGCGTCTAGAGCGGCTTGCTGATCGGCCAAACTTGATTGCTGTTGGAACGATGCATCTTGAATTGCTCTTTGCTGCTCTCCCGTTATATCAAACTCAGCTGCTCGTTGCGCCTGCTCAAATGCCCTAGCTCTTTCTCTCGCAACGAGATCCGCAGCTTGTTGGCCGTATGTTTTACGTGTCTCGGCTTCGGCAATGCCGTGCCTTGAGCCGCCAAAAGCTTTCGCTTTTTGCGCTTTTGCGGCTTGCTGCATTAACGAAACATCTTGAGCGCCGCCTAAGTCTCTCAATCCACTTTCTATTACAGCTTCTGTATATGGCGACATATATTGACCGTAATCAGTAGTTGCCAATGCACCAACGTCTCCAACTTCAGCCGCAGTTGCTTCGGGGGCTCTAAAGCCGGCAAGATCCCCATAAGTAGCGGCGGCTTGGCCATATAGTGGAGACCCCATATCTAAGCCTCCATAACCTGCCATTGCTTGTTGCTGTAGAGGCGTCATGCCTGCAACGCGCTCACCAGTATATGGCTGATATTCGGTAGCCAGAAAGTCTTCGGCAAATGGTATTACAGTGCCTTCCAGAAACTCCTGTTGGAAGGCCGGCATTTCCTGCGTTGTAGTTTTCTTAGATCCCATTATCTTAACTCCATCTCATAGTGAGTATACACCGGCCTAAACGGCAACGCATCTACATATTTCTCAAAACCTTTTCTGCCGTCAGCCTCGACGGCGTCTAGCCCTGCGTCTAACGCTAATTTTTTCATAAGGTCTATCGCTTCGTTCATCCATTGCCTCATACGCTTACCGCCAATAAACTCAATCTTTAAATTTCGCCTTTGAGGGTGCTTTACAACCACGGTTGTCATGGCTGCTACTAACTTGTCCTCGAGATGAATAAGCCACATGACAGATCCACCTGCTCTTATATCGTCCTCAACGTCCTGCATTGTGACGTTGTGAGACTGCCTCATTACCGCCGGAGCCAGTAACTCCATGCCCTCGCTAACATGCTTGTCAAAGTCTTGAGATAACACGGGCAATATACTTACCTTTGGCTTTGTGTGCAATCTTACAACATTATCTAACATATTTACACCCCTACGCATGGATTCTTGTAATTGCGAGGGTCGATGATGGTGAAGCAGGAGAAAATGACGTTGCGGCTGTCGTGCCAAGACTACCGTTAGTGCTGTCTACTGCCCACTTCATCTCGATGTAGTCATTCGCTGCAAGCTCAAGTAAATATGTTCTGGATGCAAGCATTGTGCCGCCATTGTTGTGTATCGTTTTGACCATTGTCATATTTGCGATATTTGTTCCATTCTTGGCAGGCCAAAAGTAAAACTTTACATCGCTTGCGCTTGAGCTTGTTATTTCTGCGGTAAAGCTTAGTAAGTATTCTCCTGTTTCCTCAAATACAATGCGCTCATTATTAGTGGCGTCTCTGTCTATCTTAAACTTATTAGTGGGCGCATCATAGGTGATGCTATAGGCAGTATTTGGAGATGCAGCGGTTTGGGCAGTTGTGCGCATTAGTTTGGCATGACCACCTTCTAGCACAATCTGGCGAAACTCACCGTTTCTTGATAAAACAGGATATTCATTTACTCTATCATATAAAATCACACCATCTTCAGCGGCTGAAGCATTATCACTTTTTGCGTCTAACTGGTTAAGAGCTTTACCTAAAAACCGCCTGATTGTTTCAGCCCATTCAGTAATATTCCCAGAAAGTGGCGGCACTACTCTCATCTTTTGCTACCTGCCCTTGCGTCAATTCGCATTATACCAACTCGCCAATCACTAGCAGTATTCCCCTCAACGCGCATCCTGACCTGACGGCCTTGAAATCTAACAGAAGTTGGGTTGCTCATCGTAAACGGCCCATACTCACTCTCAGAAGCATTTGGGTAAAATCTTGTTTTAAATTTTGCTTGCACATCGCCTTGCGTTTTTTCATCTGGAATAAGCTCTGTTACTTGCATAACGTTATCGCCAGAGCCAATTACTATTGGGCCAGTTTCCGCAAATGGTGTAGCACTATCATAGTTGTACCCTATCTCATGCTCGTATAGCTCTCCATCTGACTGTATAAACATTGGGTATCTAAACACGCCCCTATCAATTCCAGACGTTCTGGCCATTGTTCCAGTTGTCCAAATATTTTCTACATAATCAAACGCAACGTAACTATCACACTCTGTTGAGCCACTTGATGGATAAAACCACCAAATTTCGTTCCAAGCAGAGTTTACAACTGCCGATACTTTACTGATCTGATCGGTATTAATATTTGAAAATACATAATCTGCAACTTCGCATGGCAACTCTCTTACACTACCGCCAGAGTAAACAAAGAAACCGCGCCTACCCATCCAGATAGCCCCTGCGTCCACTGAAACAGCCGCCATCGGTGCGACTAATCCGCAAGATGAACCCACTCTTTCAAAACCGAAAACGAAAGGTGGCCCTTGATATGTCATGGTATGGGCATCTTCTGTCGTGAGTAAAAGAGACTGCCCTCTCGTTCTCAATCCACGTAATATTGTGCCGTTTGTTTGTATTTGTATATCACCTGACTGATTTGTTGCGGCGGCTGTCCACGTCGTATTATCCTCTTGGTCACTCCACTGCACCTTTCGGGCATCTCCACCTGCGCCAAAGCACACGACAAATCTTTCCTCTGTAACCATAAAGCCATTGCAAGAGGCAGGCGCATTAGAAACCTGTGCTGCGTTATTTGCCGTGTTAAGTTGCCATTCATACAGCTTTCCATCATCTGGAGACATGGCTAAAAGGTATTCGCCCCAGTTATCTAAAGACCATGTTGTTGCTCTAAGTAACTGTGTGGTTTCTGATCTTGGTATTCCGTATTCTTCGTACCCATAAAAGCCGCCACCGTATCCAGTGTTTATGCTTGCGTCTACCCTACCAACGGTTAATCCAGCAGGGGTTATATCTGTAACCACGTTAGAAGCAGAAATCGCATATAGCTTATCATGCGTCCCTGCGGCAATATTTCTGTCTCCTCCGTTATCCTCCCAAGAAATCATAGATCTTGCTGTGCCGCTTATGTCTACTGTGCCGCGCTGCCGCCAACCGCCCACGGGCCGCAAAGCATCCTCATGCCAACGAACTAAGTTGACATCACGCCATCTACCTTTGGACATAAATTCTGTACCGTTGCGGTACTGACCTTTGGGTATTTGAAGTGGAATTAAAGCCATAACTTTTCCTTACGGTTTAGAGGGCCAATCTGTATTTTGTAAATTAGGCCAATTTGAATGAGCGGTAATATCTCTCAAAGATTGCCTATAAGAATTCATTTCTGCCGACATTGTATTATCGGAAAGCGCTAAATAATCTGTTTCTGCTAAGAGCGCATCTCTTTTGCCCCTATTTGTGGAGGCCACCATTGTATCAAACTCACTTATTTCTGAGCTTGATTTAGATGATACTGTCCACCCAAGTTTCCAAACGCCGCTTTCAAGAGTTGGGTTTGTGTTTTGTGCACAAGTTTGTGACCTAAAATCATATTCTGGCCCATCGGTTGCTTGAACAGGGAAAACACCATATTCAGCTAATATTTCATCTGAAATTGTTTTAGGGAAAGATGTTTTGCTGTTTTCTCGTCTCATTTGTTCAATCGTGTAAGGATATTGATCTACTAAGCCATCTGCTATTTTAACGTACATTTTAATCTCCTATCCGTACATACATTGTGTGTGGCCACTATCTGAAACCACATTTGCGCTTGTGTCTAAAGAACCGCTGCCAACATCGTGAGTAATTGATATGCCGCTTGAGCTTAAAGTAAATTTATGTATTTCTCCGCTATTTGCATTAAAAGGCGCTTTTCCGTGAAAATAGCCAACTTTTGTAACTGGATCGTATACCACTCTTATGTCTGGTAGTGCAATATCATATGACATTCTGGTTTCTTGGGTAATTGAAAGAGATGCAGGATTTGAGGTGTTTATTGTGTAAACTGGAGGATTTAAACCTGATCCACCTTCTTCTTCGGAAAATACAACAAGCCTTTGAAGCGCCTTATCGTAAACTTGCGTGGCGCTAGGAGATGGAGGACTTGCCCGTCCAGACGCTACCACTTCAGACTGAAAAGTAACATTTGTCGGATCGCTATAACTAAAACACATAAAAACATTATAATACGTACTTGCCGTTCCGTCTCTTTTATAAAAATCAGTCGTAAAAATTAGGCTTCTATCTTCGTCGATACCGACTACGTGACCATACCTATCTTCAGCAGGAGAAGTTTGGGGTACATGTCCAAATAAAGCATCTGTACGATAATCCGATTCTGGAACAATTAATCCGTGCTCGTTATTAGTGCCAAAGCCCCCAAAAGGAACAAGACCGTCACCTATCACTAAGCCTGCATCATCATCTAAATAAGCATTTCTTAAATAATCGACGTTTCCATCGCCATTAACATCATCAGCAATCGTGTATTGCTGAAGGGTTAAATCTTCACTGATTTTTGTTAATTGTTCGCCACTGCTTGAAGACGTTCCAGATAAAGTATAAAAATAACCGTCTACACTAAATTTTGTATTAATACCTGATGTAGACCTGTTTCCACTTATATTTTGAGTTCCCTTAGTTATTAAGCTAGGACTATCTGCGCTGCTTACATTATAAACGCTCTTTAAATAACGATATGTGTGGTTTGTTGATGGAGGTGTGGCTAATATTAACCCATGTTCTAAAATAACAAGTTTTTGCGTTTTTGGGTTATACTGAGACGCTAAACCTTGAATATCGTCATACCCTGTCCATTGTCTGAATGAAGTTAAATAAGTAAAAGTGTTACCATTATTATCAAGCCTATAAAAATAATGCTGATCGTTAGCTCCTTGCCCACTTACTCGCCTGTTATAAAACATATGAGTAAGCGGCCTTTCAGTGTCACTTCCAACAGTACCCATCAATAATTTAGATGCAGTCATTTTTTCAACCTATGTTGGCGTTGCCATTGCTTGACCTGCCGTAAATCCGTAATAATTTGTGCCACCATCGTAAGTAATAAAAATGTAAATATCAATTTCACCATTTCCATCGCTTATTGTAGGAGCTATTCCGTTTACAAAGTCTACACTTGCAGGCCACGTAATTGTGCGAGTTGTGCTATCTTGAATAACTTTCAGACTAAATGCAGAAACTTTTCCAGAAGCCGCAGGATTACTAAATGTATAAGTAACATTTTCTGTAAGGGTGTGTTCAAAATGTGTACCATCTTGTAAGTTTATAGTTGCCGCATTACTGCTTGACGTTATTGTTGTTGTTTCTTCTGAAATACCATTGTCAAATGTCACCACACCATTAGCATCTGCCGTTACAGCTTTAGACGCCTCTGACGTTCCAAGCGTTGTAATATCTAATGCGTTTACTTCTGCGGCTGTAGCAGAAATAACGACACCGCCGATTTTCCACGAACCCTCAGTGAGATTTGGCTGTATAGCAGTCGTGCCGTCAAGCAAATCATCGATACTGTCTAGATTAGTATTAATCTTAGTACCCCAAGTATTTTCTGAAGCGCCAACTTCTGGCTTGGTTAGACCAAAGGTTGTAGTTGTTGTATCAGCCATTTACTTTCTCCTATGCCGCTTCCGACCAAGTGTCAGTTGGGTCAGCCGTTTCTGTCCATGTGTCTGTCGGATTGCTTACGTCTGCCCATGTGTCGCTTGCTACCGATTGAATTGACCACACACTACCATCGTCAGCCTGATTTGTCCAACTATCAACTTCTAACTCTTGGAAGTCCCAAACAAATCTTGCAGGGAGTGTTGGCGCTCCTGTTATAATGTCAAAAACTGCAATTGAATACTCTTGAAAAAACGGTAAGGCATCAACGACAGGTGAAGTAGTTACATCTAACGGCACAAAGTTTGATATTACCGATACTGTCGCATTATCGACTACTGGTCGTAGAGAAACTGCGCTAGCAGAAACACTTATCGTGTTACCCATACCTGCGCCATGTGAGCTACATACATATTTTAACGAACTTGGGGCGTCATCTGGTGCTAAAAATGTTACCGTTGCGTTTGACTGACCTGCCGTACCACTGCTAGTAACCCCATCAGTGTAAGATGTCCCATCGCTCAAAGTAAAAACTAATGGGTGTCCATCAAGAGTTGCGTCACTAACGTCAAAAACATATTTTTGACCCCTGACTAACGCAAGAGTTGGATTGCTTACTCCATCTATGTAAAACTTATTGCCGCCATTGTCAGCAACAGTAACGGTAAAAGTTGTAACCTCTGGGCCAAGTGAAGTTGCGGTTAATACGCTCGTAACGGCTACCGTTGCGCTATCAACTACTGGCGCTGAAGTTGTGATCTCGTTCGCCGTAAAAGCATGAACTACTGCTACATCAACTTGATCAATAACTGGTGAGCCTGATGTAATATCATTCGCGGCAAAGTTAGATGTAACAGATACATCTAAATTATCTACAATTGGTGCTCCACAAACAATCTCTTGGGCAGGGATTGTCTCGCCCTCAAATACTGGCGCACTATCAACAACTGGCGTTGTTGTAATATCTTGAGGAACAAAATTACTGACTACTGATAAAGATACCGCGTCAACAGTAGGCGTGGCAGTCGTAATATCATTAGCGGTAAGTGCGTAAACTACTCTTTCATCTGCACCACTGTCAGCTAGTGGTGCACTGGCGAGTGGTGTAAAACCTAACATTTATTATGATTTCCAGTAAGCGCGGCCTGTGGCAATAACAGAATTTACTCCAGTCAAGTCTTTACTAGCGTCTGTATATTTGCTGTCTACAAGTTCTTCTTCAATATGCATAATAAGGTTGCCAACAGTCATTTTCTTGTCTGAGTCAGAAGAATCAGACATTTTCATACCGCCTATAATGTTTTCAATGATATCGCATGTATGCAATAGCCTTATATAGTCTCTCTCTAATTCATTTACAGCCATATTATGTTCCTTCTAATTCAGCCACTCGCGCTGTCAGCGCATCTACTTTAGCCGACAGTTCCTGTACGGCCTTCACTAAGATTGGATATGAACGTATATAGTCAGCCTCAAGTCTTGATGGGTCTTCAAAGCTTACTAATCTTGTTCGAGTATGTGAGGCATGTTCTATTTCTACCTCATACAGATCTTGAGCAATAAAACCCATATCAGGTTTTGCTCCATAAGAGCCGTCGCGTCTATTCCAAGTAAATTCAACAGGCCGCATATCGTTAATAAAATTGAGACCATAGCTCAAATCTTGAACAGCTCTCTTATCGCGTTCATCTGATAAACTGGATATTGTCTGTACGTTACATCGCAACGTAGTAATATCAGAGTTACCCAAAGTGACCTGATTATCAGCGGTTGAGGATGTGCAACACGCTTCTGCACCTATGGCAGTATTGTTATACCCTGTAGTGGTATTAATAGTGTTAGATCCGTTGTAATATCCCGCTTGATCTCCAATAAACGTATTGCCATCCGCACTTGAAACGCTTCTACCCGCGCTGCGACCCAGTAAAACATTATTGTCACCGCCACTGATAGCATTACCCGAATAGTAACCCAGAGCGGTATTGTTTGCGCCCCCATTTAGGTAAAATAGTGAACTTTTTCCCAACGCAATATTATAATCACCGTTGCCCCCTCCGAATCCCGCGTTTGTGCCTAAGAAAATGCAATCATCACCTCCGTCCTGATCATAGCCCGCTTGATAGCCAATAAAAATATTATAATTATTTGATGTACTCGCACTATTTCCCGCCGAAGTTCCGATAGCTATACAATCACCATATGATGCCCTTGCCTGCTTACCGATAGATACACAATTGTATGCGCTATTATAATAGGTAGAGGCATAGTAACCCAAACAAGTATTATAATCCCCCGAGTTGGTCCAATAATGGGCAGATCGACCCACCGCGACGTTGCCTGAGTTGCTGTTACCGTAGCTAGTTCCTGTCATGGCACTATGGCCGATAGCTACGTTTTGTGCACCATCAATGTCGTTTCCTGCGCTATAGCCCATAACAATATTTTCGCTACTATCTATCTCTTGTCCTGCGTTATTCCCAACGATAACATTATAATCTTGGCTTGTGTTTGCTGAATGTGTTAATGAATTATTACCTATGACAACGTTAGCTACAGCACTAGAGGTTATGTTTGGGAAGCTTTCACCTATTACAATGTTTTTAAAATAAAGTGCACCAGTATAAGGATCATCAGGCCAAGTACTTTGCCAAGTCATAACGTCATTTGAAGCAGCCGTAATAAACACAACCGCGCTGCCAGATAAGTTTAGCAGTGAGCCAGTGGAGCTTTCAGTCAGCGTTCTAGATAACGTAGTGCCAGAAGCAGTATATGTGCCAGTACCAATCTCCCAAGCATTACCATCTTCTATTGTGTAACGCACAGCATCCGCATCAGCTATCCCAGCATCAGCAAAGGTTTGATAACCAGTTTCGGCAGATCCAAGCGTTATTGGTGAGGTTGTGCCAGTGGTGCTTGTGGCAACTTTGACTCTGTTGGCTAATGTGACCATGTTTTACACCTATGCAGGATCAGGAATTTCAACATCAAAAGCAGCAACGGTAAATGTATTACCAGATACAACAGCTTGGGACGTTGTGAGGGAGCCAGTAGCTAGTAAACGTGTTGCAGACACATCGACGATTGAGTAATGAGTTGCAGTGCCTGAGCCTGTGACCGAACCATCCGAAATAGCCGCGCACCTTGTTTTTCTTCCTGACGTGTCACCATCTTCGGGAGCGCCAAAACTTACCGAAGTACTGTTGCCTAGCGTGTATGTAGTAACAGCCTCTGCATAAGTAGTTGCCTCTTGACTTGTTATGTCGATACGATCTGCTTCTGTATCTAATTTTGCAAGTGCAGCGTCCAGTACATAATCTGAAATACTTGCCATATTTTTCTCCTATGAATAACTGTTTATTTGCATACGCAGCCCACTGCCGCCAAACTTCGCCTTATCGTTGTTACCATTTATACCACCAACTGCGCTTTGGTACAACGCCGACCATGTTTGCGCTCGAGCGTCATCAACGAGATATGGTGCGCTGTGAACTAGTGATCCGTAAAGATATGTATCTGGGAAATACTGCAATATCCAATTTGACGTATTACTGTCGCTCAATGCCGCCGTCCTTGCGTAGTAATACAGCTCGCCGGTGTAAGTTGTGTCTGGCGTCGGCCAGATCTCTATCTGCCCTGCGAGAATTGCATAATACTGAGGTCGCCCAGTTGCGTCCGCGTTTGAGTTTCTTTGCTTCTGCAAAAACAACGGCGTCACAAGCTCTACTGGACGCTCGTCTACGTCTAAATGAAAACGCACGGCCTCCAGAAAACCGCTAGGCAAAGCCGTGTATCTCGAATCAATATTCGCCGTGCTTCTCTCTTCCATACGCCAATGCCTGATCTTGCGGTCCATATCTGCTTCGGTGAGGGCAATAAAATCGGGTATTACGCTTGTTAAGTCATCTCTGTTTAGCCAGTTGGCTATGGATGTCTTGAGCTCAGAGTAGGTTGTAATGCTCATAATGTGCCGGCCCTTGTCCTAAATACTCGGTTGTTGCCATCGTTTAACCACTTACGCATCGCCTTCGGATCGTCTGCAATCCCTTGGCGCTTGAGCTCATAGTACACTGAAAGAGGTAACGACGCCACCTTATTGACGTCTCTGTATCTATTCGGTGTCTCTTTGTATTCGTTTTTATTTCTCTCGGCGATTGCGGAGACATCTTGCTGCGTCTCGACGACATACTCGCCCTTATCGGTTACGTGCCAATACTTTGTTATTCCGGTGGCAGGGTCTTGGTCAAATATACGCTTCATTTCTAACTCCAAGTAAGTGGGGCGACCGAAGCCGCCCCGACTGTATTATGATGTAGCTAGGTCGAAGACACCTGCGTGTGCGCCTTCGTTAAGAACCTTCAAGCCGAACTCAGCAAGGATCATACGCTTCTCAGCGTCACCAGTTTTTGCTAGTTCTACTTGTTGGATCGGACGCAAGTAACATACTGATGCGTACTCTGGGTCTAGGCAAAAAGCATCCCGATCTCTTTGAAATCGGTTTGCAACCACGTTTAAGGTCCCAAAATCTGACATGTAAACATCAGCCGTTCCGATAATTGTTGTCGGGCTGTCGCTTGGAGCCTGATAACGCTGTGCCGCGATACCTGCAAAACCCGATACAACGGTCTTGTTATGTGGCCCAACCATCAGAATGCTTGGCTCGCCACCGGCTGAAAATGCAGCCTGCATTGCGTCTTTAAGCATTGCTTCGGTAAATGCAACCTGAGTACCGTCTGTACGAGCGTCAGTACCGTCACCAGTTGGTGATGCACCGTCAGTAGCTCCGCCAGTTGCGAATACATCGTTAGTAGCAATCCAAGAACCCAATCCACCGGTTTCCCGTGCGGTTGAACTATTTCCTGCCACTTGTGCATTATTGTCAGTAAGAACTGCTTCGATGTCACGCTTGAGCTCTTTTCCGCGCTTCGCCAATTGATAACTTAATTCGTCATTCCGGCCGGCCAAATCTTGCGCTGATAGGTTGTCAGCGACAATAGTTGTACGACGCAAAATGTGCGTATAGTTACCAACTCGAGTGGTTGCTGCCGCAGCATCAAAAGATCCTACGTCGTCACCATCGATTTGTGCGGTTTTGCTTGTTGCCGCCAAAGAATCGGTTTGCCACTCGAAGTAAGTGTTAGATACGTTTTCAGATCCAACGTTACTTTGAAATGGAACCTGTTCGGGCGAAATTGAGCTGATAATATCAGCTAATGATTCACGAATACCTTTGGCATCAAAGGACGTGAACGTGTTAGTTACAATAGCCATTATAATTCTCCTATAGTAAGGCTTTTATTGCTGAAGCCGCGTCTTGGACACGACCGGATTGTTTTGCGTTCTGAATCGCTTTTTGTGCATCTGACTTAGGTCTCGGCTGTGACGCTTTGGTGCCGCTTCTCAATGTCTTGGCGCGTGCTTTTTTCGGCTTGGCCTTTGCCGCAGTAACTCGCGTTTCTCCTCGATCATATAGCATGGCTTTCCTCGCTAACTTCACAAGCGTAGCATTTGTCAAACCGCCAATGTCCTGCTCGGTAAATCCTTCGCCAAGTAGAAAGTCCCGTATTTGGGTTGCTTCCTGCGCCGCGACTTTATTATCGCGCCACTCGGGTATGACTTCCGGCAGTATTTCGCGTTGCTGAGAAACGTACTGCTCCTGCATTTGTTGCACCTTTTGTTGCTGCAACGCCTGCAATCGCTGTTGCTCGGCTTGGACGGCTTGCATCTGAGCTTCACGCTCGTCTTGCTGCTTCCGCCACTGACGTTCTGCCTTCGCTGCCATCGTGGGGTCTGTATCGTACAGTGTATCCCAATCCGGCTCCTGCTCCTTCTGCTCAAGCCGTTGCTGCAAAGCAGGCAACATCTGAGCATATTGTGCACGTTCACGCTCGATTTCGGAGTATTGCGCTTCTAGCGTTTTACGCTGTTCTGCCAATTCCTGCGTCTTACGTGTGTAATCTCTCTGTCTTAGATTAGCTGCTTTCAGCTCTTCAACGGTTATCTCTTCACCATCGACCTCTACTACGGCCCCTAGTATATTGAAGGATTCGTCTTCCGAACTTTCTGCATCTTCCTCGACTTCGAGCTCCTCCTCAGATCCTTCGACAACTGAATTATCTTCCTCAGTTGCCTCCATCTCTTCGGAGGCTTCAGCCTCCTCCACTACTTCTTCAGTGGTTTCGGCCTCAAGCGCATCAGTTGCCGCAGCGTTATCCTCTTCGGGCGCAAGCATGGCTCTGATTGCATTTTGAGCACTGTACAGGTCAGTCCCTTGTGGGTTGCTGTTTTCTGCCATCTCATTAACTCCATATTATGGGCTTATTTTGATTTAATTTCAATAGCCCCGTTATCTACCATTGCACGCAGCGACTGGCGAACCAATTCGACGCCGCGTAATTTCATATAAATAGCCTCACGGCTATCACTATCATTGGTTCCAGTTATTTTAAACTCGAGCCAACAATCCTGCTCGATCTCAGCTAAAAATCTTTTGAGATCTGTGTCTTTAAGTAGACGCTCCGCCTCCCTGCCGTCATCTATAATTTGCTGTTTAGTCTTCACGCGCAGCCTCTTTTATTACGTCAGCCTGCGCCTTCATAACTTCCCGATTAATCGCCAGTTCTGCTCTGATATTTTCTACGTTAAGCTGCGTGCCATACTTGGCCTTCATTTCTTCAGCCTTTACAAACAGCTCCGCCTCTAGCTCGTCACGCTTACGGTCGTCCTCGAGCCTAAACTTCTCACGCTGCATTTGCAGCTCGGCGGCTTTCTTCTGAATATCCGC